TGGAGACTTGAGCCTGTATTGTCGAGCATCTTGAACGAGAAGTGGGGTCAACTGCATCAAGACAAACTGCAAAGTTGCATTCGCCAGCACCGTTTAGTGCGCGACTCAAAGCCTGATATATCAGCGATACACAAGGCGTACTGCGCTCTGATCCCTCAAAACCTGGTAGGTGAACGCGAGGTTGAGCAGACCCGCAACGACCTACAGCGTTGCACCCCGATCAGCGCAAAGGAGTTTGCCGAGTGGGATGTGTGGGCAGAGGCAATGCTAAAGAACGTCACAACCGAAGAACTTAAACAAGTGCATGAGTTCATTGGTCATGTACCGGAGTCGCGCCGAATCCTTGCCGTAGCCGTTGAGCATGTCCGCAAGCCAAGTGTGAGATACGCGTGAGGTACGAGAGCAAACCAGTATTACTGCACATAAACGCACTTGCCATGTATTTGCGAGGTGAAGGCTTTACCGTTGGCATGACGCACACCGGATTTATTGCCATCGATTCGGAAGGTGTGGTGTTTCAGGTCAGCCCGTTCAGGACAAGCGCACAGATTCAGCACCCCATACACAAGCGATTCCGTGAAGAATACTCGCGCAAACTTCCACAAACGCATTGGTTTGACGAGCGGATGGAAATTCTGATTAAGTGGGCAAACGACCCTAAGAGCAAGGAATGCACCCGAAAGATGTCAACATCACGACGGCCTGTGCAGGGGACAAACGCATGATGTATTCAACCACCCGTAACAAAGCCACGCTATTTGCCGCGAGGGTTCTTTGTTCTTGTTGATTTAACTACAGGTGCTGGTGCGGCCACAGGTGCTTGGACATTGCGGGTCATGGTGTACGCACCCCATGCCGCTTGCAGTTGAGCAAGGTCTGATCCGTCTACCTTGCCATCTCCGTTGACATCCATGAAGATGTTCCCATTACCCCATGCGGCAAGCAGCATTGCTAGGTCTGCACCATCAACTTTGCCATCGTCATTCAGGTCTTCGACTTTGGAAGACAATTTGACATGATTTACCGAGTAGTTGTGCGGCTTGAGTTGAGCGTTGATTGCAGCCATTTCAGGAACATTGACCTGCATTCCACCGTTCATAAGTCCCACAAATACGGTGCGTCCTGCTGAATCAATGACAAACGCAGGACTGCCGCTATCCCCTCCCCAAATGACCGGCCAACCACCAGCCTGTGCGCCTTCATTGACACCGTCCATAATTGGCACAACACCAAACCCATTGCACACGTCGGCAGCGTTGACAAACGATTTGCCCATAGACATCTTGTATGCCTTGCCTTCGCATTCATGTACCCAGACGGCATGAGTAAGCGGGATGTAACGAGCGTCAGCAATGTACGCATAGACGCAAACATCATCGGCAGGAAACGCTGACTCAAACTCTAATAGAGTGTGGTCAGGAGCAATGGCAAAGGTGACCTTTACCACCTTGCGAGTATGACGTGTTCCCGACTTGCCGAGGAACGTGTAGGTTTCATTGTCACCAACAGGTTGTCCGACCCCCCGGTAATGCTCGCATATCAGAGCGTGTTTTGGCGAGATAAGAACAGCAGCAGGATTGGTGGTGTTCCAAAAGTTGATGTTCTCCGCAATGTACGGAGTGGTTAACTTGCCTCGTAACAATGCAGAATACTCCCGCGCAAATGCGCGTGGACGCAGAGACACTCCCGACCAATTGACCGCTGCGCCCTGGCATGACGGGTTGAACCCCCTCTGTTCACCACCGACAAGCGGCATGAGTGTTGCCGCAGGAAAGTAAAGATGAATGTCGTGAAGGGCAGGATTGTAGTTTTTTAGGATTGCCATTGTGTTGTGGTGAGTTTACTATACGAGTTAACACATGATGTATCCAACTACCCGCAATAAGGCAAGAATCGTCCGAGCAGTCATGTACCTAGAACATGAAGGCTTTACCGTTGGCCAAACAAAGACAGGGTTTGTCGCTGTTGACCATGACGGCATTGTCATTCAAGCAACCCCGTACCGCACCAGCGCACAGGTCTTTCATCCAACGCTCAAGATCTACCGTGAGGAATATGCGCTATCCCTGCAAGAAATCTATTGGTTCACTGAAAAACTGTCATTGTTGACAGAGTGGGCAAAGGATCCAAACGCCAAGGAACCTGGTCGCGTGTTGTCGATTTCCCGCAGACCCGTACCCTCACGACAAAGAACCGCATGATCCATACGCTTTGTGCTGTACCAATTGCTTTGATCTTCCTTGCCGCCTGTGGGGTGTGGCTATGGTTCTTTGACGATTCATCTCCTGACTACTAATGCGACACACCAACCTACCCAACCATTTTTATGTGGAAGTTGACAACCAATACCTTGGCCCGAACATGCCATCCGGCACAACGCCTGGTATGTGGCATGCCATCTACGCTCGACCCGGTCAGTACTTGTCTTGCCATGTGATCCTCGCGTCCGGAGCGCACTGGTCAGGTCTGCCGCTACACGCGTTGTCAACGACCGATTCGTTTGACCCTGACTTTGATGACTCCTCACAGCCGTGGGGAGCAATGGGTAACGACATTGAAGCCGTGCAATTTAAGGCACTTGAAGGCTTGACTGTCAACGCGTTTCGCGCCGAGGTGTCAGGCATACACACGGGTATTGTCATTGATTGGGCTGACGGTTACTCGCAGTACCCCGCAGAACACAAGCCGTTGAGCCTGATCATTGCTGACGAAGGTTACTTCTTGCTGTTGCCCAACAACCACTTCACTGTCAAGGACAAGCACTTTGTTGACACCAAGAAGTACGTTGATCAAATGAAATTCTATAAAAGAGGCGATCTCGTATATTGGGAAACCGATTGACTTATATACTGACGTAGATGACGATAAACACTTACGACGAATTTAAAACGCATATCCGCGAGACACTTGAGTCGCAAGGATCGACACGCGGGGAACTTGCGGTTGCAATGGATAAGGCAGGGATACTCCGAGCGCACACGGTGAGGTGCTTGCTTGGTACGCCTGGTACGGTGATCGGTAAACGAAAGCCAGCATTCGACTCTGCGCTTGCCATTGCTGGCGCAGCAGGGTTTGACATCGTCCTGCGTAAACGCACATGATCACCAAGCGTATAGCCATCGTCGCTGTCAATGAAGACGGCTATCGCATCGGGCAATCGCATCACAACGCAAGAATTTCAGATTATGCAGTACAGTGCATAAGGGACGCACGGGAGGAAAGAGGGCTTTCCTACGGCAAATTAGCGTCAATGTTCAAACTATCAAAGTCCACCATACAGAAACTATGCAACTATGAAAGACGCGCCCAAATCCCTCGCGCTTACAAAAAAGTCACCCAGTACCTCTGTGATCAAGCGACCAGTGGGCAAGCCGAAGCGCGGCCCGGTCATGCACAATCCCAAGGCAGCGGAAGTACTTGATTGGCTGTCAACAGGTGGAACCCTGCTTGAGTTTGCCAACCGCAAGGGCAACCCGGATGTGCGTACGGTTCACCTATGGAAAGAGGAAGACGAGGAATTTGCTGCACTTTATAAGGTCGCCCGTGACAAGGGACAAGAGGCAATGCTTGAGGAGTGCAAGACCCTGTGCGACACAGAGCCTACAGACGCAGTACAAGCCGCTTGGAGGCGTTTGCAGGTCGATACCCGGATGAAGTGCCTTCGGATGTGGAACCCCGCCCGGTGGGCAGAGCGCGTTGACATGAACCATTCCGGTGGCATCAGCCTGATGGTGGCAACAGGCGTACCGGAACGATAATGGCTCGCACCGTCAGTTTGCAGTACAAGCCGCGAGCATGGCAACGGACATGCCATGTCAGTAAGCGCAGGTTCACAGTGCTTGCCCTGCACCGTCGCGCTGGCAAGACTGAACTTGCCATCATGGAATTGATTGATAAGGCGATCCGGTTCAAGCAGGAACTTGGCCTGTTCTTCTACATTGCCCCGTTCCTGAAGCAAGCCAAGGCTATTGCCTGGGCGCGGCTCAAACAAAAACTTGCGCCCCTCCTCATGGAGAACGCCATTGACATTAACGAGGGCGACCTGCTCGTCACGTTCAAGCACAACGGGTGCGTCATCCGTATATTCGGTGGAGACAACCCCGATGCAATGCGCGGTGTGCGCCTTGACGGCTGCGTGATTGACGAGGTGTCGCAGGTCAAGCCGGAGGTGTGGAACGACATCATTCAGCCGGCACTGTCTGACCGTCAGGGTTGGGCAATGTTCATTGGGACACCGTCAGGCATCAACCTGTTCAGCGAGTTGTACTACCGCGCACAGTCGCTGCCCGATTGGAACGCCGCTCGGTACACGGTCTTCGACACCCAGGCAATTGATCCCAAGGAAGTCGAACGCCTGAAGCGCGACATGCCTGAGACTGCGTTTGCTCGCGAGTATCTGTGCGATTTTGCCGCCGCCGGCGATGACCAGTTGATCAGTTTGTCAGACGCTGAACTTGCAGCAAGCCGCGAATATACGGACAAAGACATTGAAGGATCACCCCGCATCATTGGCGTTGACCCTGCGCGGTTTGGTGATGACCGCAGCGTAATCTTCAAGCGTCAGGGTCTTGTTGCGTTTCCACCCCTTGTGTACAGGGGCATTGACAACATGGAACTTGCCGCTCGCGTTGCATCGGTCATGGAATCGTGGGAGCCGGACGCGGTGTTTGTTGACAGCGGTGCGGGTGCAGGAGTCATTGACAGACTGCGTCAACTTGACTTCGACCCCATCGAAGTGCCGTTTGGTGGCCGCGCCATTCAACCCGATCAGTTTGTCAATCGACGCACCGAGATGTGGTGGGGCATGAAAGAATGGATTGAGCAGGGTGGTGCAATACCAAATGACGTTGCGTTGAAGCAAGAGATGGCAACGCCTGTGTATTGGTTTGACCAGGCTGGTCGCAAGGTGCTTGAGTCAAAGGACGAGATCAAGAAGCGTTTGCAAGGTGGCGCATCACCTGACCTTGCCGATGCGCTTGCGTTGACGTTCGCATATCCGGTTCGTAAACGATCCCTATTTGATAAGTACAAGCGCAAATCAACTGCGAACGAAGAGTATGACCCATACAAACACGTTGTCTAGTACCCGTATGCACGGTGTAAAGGGCTAATTTATGCTGACGATTCGCCGCGCAACAATTGACGATGTGGAGGTTCTTACGCATATGAGTAGGCAATTCCACAACTTCGCGCCACACGCAGCGATGATCAACGCAACCGACACGGAATTGGAAGCCGCGATCCACGCGCTCATGGAACATGGGTGCTTGTTCGTCGCTGACCTCGGTGGGGTAGTCGTTGCCATGCTTGGCGCAATCATCAACCCCATTTGGTTCTGCCCCCGTGTCAAGATGGCGCACGAACTCGCATGGTGGGTCAACGAAGACGCACGGGGTAGCCGAGCAGCAATCCTGCTTGTCAAGGCGTACGAGGCGTGGGCAAAGGAACAAGGCGCACAGGTAGCCACAATGTCAGACCTGATGGTCAACACCACCGTGGAGCGGATGCTCAATCGGATGGGATTCCAGGCAAGCGAACGAACATACGCAAAGGAATTGTAATGCCACTATTCACGACTATTGGTGGAGCCATTCTCGGTACTTCCGGTGCAATTGCAGCCGGCGCGGGAACCGCAGCAGGTGCAGCAGCAGCAGCAACAGCGGCAACTGTCGGCGCGGCAGCAGTTGGAGCCGGCGCAGCAGCGGCTGGTGTTGGCATTTCAGCAGCAGCCGCAATGCAGGGTCAAGCGGCTCAACAGGACGCAATGCGTCAGCAGAAGAAGGCGCAAAGCCAAGCGACACGTGCAGCAGCATCACAGCAGCGTCAATCCGAGATGGCAATCAACGCTGCCAACCGCCGCTCACCTGATGTCAGCAGCATCATGGCTGGCGCATCAAAGGCAAGTGGTGTGTCAGGAACAATGCTTACCGGGCCGGCAGGTGTTGACCCGAACTCGCTCGCGCTTGGACGCAGTTCGCTGTTAGGTGGATAAACATGAGTCAATACACTGGCGACAACAACTCGTACGAAAACGCTCCAACACGCGACAGGCTGTTTACGCGGTGGGGTCAACTCAAGTCTGAACGTGCGTCTTGGTGGGCGCACTATCAGGAGTTGACAACCTTCATCCTCCCTCGCAATGGTCGATACTTCACGCAAGACCGCGACAAGGGACACCGCCGGCACAACGCCATCTACGACAACACAGGGACTCGCGCCCTACGAACTCTCGGTGCAGGGATGATGGCTGGTGCAACTTCGCCGGCGCGGCCGTGGTTTCGACTCGGAACCGCCGACCCTGAGTTGAATTCATACCAGCCAGTTAAACTGTGGCTTGATGATGTCACGAAGCGCATGCAGTTGGTCTTTCAACGATCCAACACCTATCGCGCACTACACGGAATGTACGAGGAACTTGGGACATTTGGTACGGCCGCCTCGATTGTGCTGCCGGACTTCACTAATGTCATCCACCAGTACCCCGTGACTTGCGGCGAGTATTGCATTGCCACGGACTATCAGGGTCGCGTTTGCACCCTGTACCGAGAATTTGAAAAGACCGTCAGCGAACTCGTCAAAGAGTTTGGCTACAAGAACTGCTCGACAAGTGTGCAGAACCAATTCGACAGGGGTTCCCTTGACCAATGGATCACCATTATTCATGCGATTGAACCTCGCGCTGACCGCGATCATTCAAAGCGCGACAGCAAGAATATGCCGTGGGCAAGTTACTACTTTGAGATCGGAGGAGAGCCAAACAAGTTCTTGTCCGAGAGTGGATTTGCTCAGTTCCCATGCCTTGTGCCTCGCTGGTCAACCGTTGGGGGTGATATCTACGGGAACTCGCCTGGCATGGAAGCATTGGGTGACATCAAGCAACTGCAACACGAACAACTACGCAAGGCGCAGGTCATCGACTACCAGACGAAACCGCCGCTGCAAGTCCCGGCGAACATGAAGAACCGCGACGTTGAGATGCTGCCCGGTGGTATCACGTTTGTCGATGGTGTCAACTCAGGGATCAAGACCGCGTTTGAGGTCAACCTGAACCTGCAACACCTGCTTGGTGACATTCAAGATGTGCGCGAGCGTGTGCGCGGGTCGTTCTACGCCGACCTGTTCCTGATGCTTGCCAACGCCACCGACACCCGCATGACGGCGACCGAGGTGGCAGAGCGGCATGAGGAGAAACTGCTGATGCTTGGCCCTGTGCTTGAGCGTCTGCACAACGAACTCCTTGACCCGCTCATTGACATCACCTTCACTCGCATGGTTGCAGCCGGCATTGTCCCGCCAGCACCACCCGAACTGCAAGGAATGGACTTGAGCGTTGAATTTGTGTCAATGCTTGCCCAGGCTCAACGCGCCATCGGAACCAACAGCGTTGACAGATTTGTTGGGAACCTTGGTCAAGTCGCCACCTTCAAGCCTGATGTGCTTGACAAGTTTGACGCTGACCAGTGGGTTGACGCGTACTCCGACATGCTCGGCGTTGACCCAAGTCTGATCGTTGCTGACAAGCAGGTGGCACTGATTCGCGACGCACGGAACAAGGCGATGGCTGCAAAGGAGCAGGTCGCAGTGATGCAGCAAGAGAGTCAGACCGCTAAGAATCTTGCACAGGCTCCGACTGGTGGTGGTCAGAACGCGCTGATGGATGTGATGAACCAATTCTCAGGGTACGGATCACCTTCACCTTCTCAGGTGTAGTACCCGTATTGTGAATAACGCTCGCTAAATTTATCCAATGAGCAACTATGACCCGCTCGACATTCGTGGACAGGAGCGCACGAAAGCAGAACGCGATCTGCGCGACAAACTGTCCAAGGAAATCGAGGAATCGGATATCAAGTGGTTGATGAGTAGCAAGCGAGGTCGCCGATTCTTGTGGCGACATCTCGATCAGGCTGGAGTATTTAGGCTTAGTTTCAACACCAATGCAATGGCAATGGCCTTTGCAGAAGGAAACCGGAACTTTGGACTGCGTACCCTCGACATGATCCACTCGCTTTGCCCGGAATTGTACCCAACGATGGTGAAGGAACACAATGGCAGACACACTGACAACGACAACAGCAACAACCAATGACACTGCTGTCGCTGACGCTGCACCCAAGAGCGATGTAAGCATTGCTGACGCGCTCTACGGTGGCAAGGCAACTGAAGGACAGGAACAGCAAGTTGCGGATGCAACCAAGGCTGTCGAACCCGACGCAACAAAGGTTGACGCTCCACAGGGCGCACCCGAAAAGTACGAATTCAAAGCCTCAGAAGGCAAAGCATTCGACGCAGAAGTGCTAACCGCATTCGCTGAAGTTGCAAAGGAATTGAACCTGACCCAAGATGCTGCACAGAAGGTACTTGACCGCATGGCTCCAAAGATGGAGGCGCGTCAAGCCCAGCAGATCGAGACCCTCCGCACACAATGGGCGGACAGTTCAAAGGTCGACAAGGAGTTTGGTGGAGAAAAACTCTCCGAGAACCTGTCAACCGCGAAGAAAGCACTCGACCAGTTCGGGACACCTGAACTTCGATCGCTACTGAACGAATCCGGTCTTGGAAATCACCCGGAGTTCATCCGGTTTATGTTCCGAGCGGGTAAGTCAATTTCCGAAGACCGCTACGTTGGACAGGCAAACGGTGCAGCCCCATCACAGGGACGGCCGCGAGACTTCGCCAGCCAAGCAGCCTTCCTTTATCCTAAACAGTCCTAATTCATAAGGAAACACTCTCATGGCAGTAATCGCAAACAGTAACTCAAATTTGACTCTTGCCGACTGGGCAAAGCGCACCGATCCGGATGGACGCGTCGCACTCGTGGCTGAACTCCTCTCGCAATCCAACGAGATCCTCGAAGACTGCGTGTACAAGGAAGGCAATCTGCCAACCGGCGACCGCGTTGTCATTCGTACGGGTCTTCCAACCGCGTACTGGCGTTCCCTCAACCAAGGCATCCCGAACAGCAAGTCATCGACCGCACAGGTTGACGAAGCATGCGGCATGCTTGAGGCTCGTTCCGAAGTTGACAAAGATCTTGCAATGCTCAACGGCAACACGGCTCAGTTCCGTTTGTCCGAAGACACCGCGTTCCTTGAGGCGATGAATCAGACCCAAGCGCAAACTATGTTCTACGGCAACCCTGCCACCGACCCAAAGCAGTTCCTTGGTCTTGCCACTCGTTACTCGTCCACCTCGGCTGGCAACGGAACGAACATCATCCCTGGTGGTGCATCGTCCGGCGCACTCAACACCTCGGTGTACCTCGTTGTGTGGGGCGACAACACCGTGTACTGCCCGTTCCCTAAGGGTTCCAAGGCAGGACTTCTTCACGAAGACCTCGGCGAGCAGACTGTGTATGACGGTGCAAACCGCATGCAAGCCTACGCAACCCGCTACCAGTGGAAGAGCGGTCTTGTTGTGAAGGACTGGCGTTACGTTGTCCGCATTCCAAACCTGTTGGTTGCTGACATTGTTGCCGGCACTGGTACGCAAGCAGCCAGCACTGGTACTCAACTGATCAAGTTGATGATGCGCGCTATGTACAAGATCCCGAACCTTGATTCGGGTCGTGCAGCGTTCTACATGAACCGTACCGTTCACAGCGGTTTGGCAGTTCAGTCCCTCGACCGTTCACAGGCTGCGTTGGCCGTTCAGCCAGCACTGTCGCAGTTCGGTACTGCTCGTAATTACCTGTCGTTCCAAGGTATTCCGATCCGTCGCGTTGACTGCCTGTTGAACACCGAAGCCGTTGTCTCCTAAATTTACTTCCTAGAAAGGAATTACCAAAATGATGATTGATCAACTTTCAGTTGTTGCAGGAACAGTTCCCGCAACTGGTTCGATGACCGGACTCGCACTCGCGACCACTGCGGCTGCAACCGCCGTGTCAACCGATGCGATTGACTTGGGTATTGCTCGCGATATCGGTGAAGGTGAAGACTTGTTTTTCATGATCCACGTTGTCGCTGCTGTTACTGGTGCTACCTCGGTGCAGTGGGATGCGATTTACGCAACCGACACTGCATTGACCACTGGCGTTATTGTTGGCGGATCGACCGGAGCAATTCCAATTGCTGCGCTTACTGTTGGTTCGGTACACACAATTACTCTTAACCCAATTCTTCGATACAACGCAACCACGGAATCGTCCAAGGCTGCTCGGTATCTTGGATTGCGCTACATCGTCATTGGAACGGCATCTGCTGGTTCCTACTGTGGCTACATCACTAAGGACGTTCAGGACGGCAAGAAGTTCTACGCCTCCGGATTCACCGTTGCGTAATTAGGAACCAACCATGCCAATGTATCGCGCCAAAGTTAAGTGCTACATCGACAATTCCGTCCGCGAGGAAGGTGATGTCTTTGAGTACAACGGAGATTCAAATGACTGTGTCGAACTGGTAACAGGCACAGGCAACGGCGAACCTACGGTTGATGCTTCCGGAAGGAAGTGGAAAGCCAAGGGCAAGCGTAAGTCTTCGGATGATGAAGCGGACGTTGACGAGGGTTGATCCTTTGATTTGATTTGCCGCATGGGGGGAGTCGCTGGGAAACCACGGCTCCCCCTTGTTTCTAGGAGGTTTCTATGGCATCGGAAGTTGACATCTGCAACCTTGCTCTATCACACATCGGGGATGAGGCGACAGTCTCAAGCATTGACCCGCCTGAAGCATCGTTTCAGGCAGGTTTGTGCGCCCGGTTCTACCCCATTGCTCGCGACTCACTCCTGCAAATGCACAACTGGAACTTCGGTTCCAAGCGTGTCAATCTTGCACAGGTGACCAACGTGTGGCCGGAATGGGAGTATGCATACGCAGTGCCTGGTGATTGCGTGACCATTGTCAGTGTGCTGCCTCCTGACGCTGCCAACGACTACGCAACGCAGTTCGTCCCTACCGACAGCCCTGCGTTTGGACACAACTACGCCCCGCTTATTTCCGCAGGTCAGTACGTCCCGCAACCGTACGCCGTTGAGGCTGACACCCTTGGTGCGGGTGTGATCTACACCAACCAGGCAAGTGCAATGCTCCGGTATCAGTCGCTTGTGTCTGACCCGACGAAGTTCACGCCGTTGTTCGTGATGACGTTGTCATGGCACTTGGCATCAATGCTTGCAGGGCCGATCATCAAGGGCGACACCGGGTCAGGTGAAGCGAAGCGATGCCTACAGATGATGGCGGGGTATCTGTCTCAGGCGCGAACAAGTGACTCAAACATGCGAAACATCAAGGTGGAACACATCGTTCCCTGGTCAGCAGGAAGATAAACATGCCGATGACACGCACTTTCTTCCGTTCGTTCGCCGGCGGCGAGTTGTCGCCTGAGATGTTTGGACGCATTGACGATGTCAAGTTCCAAACCGGGGCGGCAAAGTTGCGGAACTTCATTGCCATGCCGCAAGGGCCGGCAGAGAACCGACCTGGAACATCATTTGTGCGAGAGGTCAAGAACAGCGCAAAGCGCACTCGACTAATCCCGTTCACCTACAGCACAACGCAAACGATGGTGCTTGAACTTGGTGATGGGTACATCCGGTTTCACACGCAGGGTGCGACGCTGTTGGTTGGCACTACAAGCGCATTCAGCACAACAAAGACCATCACGGCTGTTGATATTGCCACAGAAACTGTGACAAGCAACGCGCACGGTTATGCAAACGGAACACCTATCCAAATTGCATCCACAACAACAATTCCAGCAGGTTTGTCTGCCCTTACAACTTATTATGTTGTTGGCGCAACCACAAACACATTTCAATTCTCTTTGACTGTTGGTGGAGCGGCAATTAATATTACAAGTGTTGGTGCTGGAACAATTACGACAAACCAAGTTTATTCGTTGGGCGATCTTGTAAGTTCCGGTGGGTCAAACTATTACTGCATCCTTGCGTCAACAGGCAATCTGCCAACCAATGCAACGTATTGGTATCCGATTCCTTCAGCCGCGTACGAGATCCCTACCCCGTACGCAGAGGCTGACCTGTTTGACTTGCACTATGTGCAGTCTGCCGATGTGCTGACCATCGTCCACCCAAACTATGCACCACGCGAGTTGCGCCGATTAAGTGCAACAACGTGGACGCTGTCAACGATCTTATTTGTGTCACCAGTTGCAGCACCTGCTGCGCCAACGGTAACTGCTAATCGCGGTCGATCCATCAACATTTCTGGTATTACAAATTTCGCAATTGCGGTGATTACAACAGTTGCCGACCACAATTTGGCTCTTGGAGATCCGGTTGAAATTAGCGGTGTTCTTGGAATGACAGAGGCAAATGGATTTTGGATTGTCCATAAGAACACGCCTAGCACTAAATTAGAAGTGCAGTATTACACGACCGGGGCGCACTTTAACAGCACCAATCCACCTGTTGGTGTTTACACAGGTGGTGGAAGTGTTCAATACGCAAATCAGTCGCAAGACCTTGACAACTTCTATGTCATTACATCTATTGCAACGAACGGGTTTGACGAAAGTGTTGCTAGTCCACCTGGGACAGTATTCAACAACTTGAATGTGACAGGCGCGTCGAATGACTTGACATGGACGGCTGTGTCAGGGGCATTGCGATACAACATCTACAAGAAACAAAATGGTTTGTATGGTTATATCGGACAATCCGATACCAATTCGTTTACTGACAACAACATTGCGCCTGACATGGGGATCACGCCTCCCATCGTTGACCCGGTGTTTATGTCGGCAGGGAACTACCCACAGGCCGTGAGTTACTTTGAGCAGCGTCGGGTGTTTGCCGGCACAACGAACGAGCCACAAAGCATGTGGATGACGCGCTCAGGAACCGAAAGCGACATGTCGTACTCGCTTCCTGTCAAGGACGATGACCGAATCAACTTCCGTGTCGCAGCGCGAGAAGCCAACACCATCCGTCATGTCATCCCGTTGACACAGTTGATCCTCCTGACCAGCGCAGCGGAATGGCGCGTCAGCCCGGTGAACAGCGATGCGATCACACCAACCACGGTGTCTGTGCGTCCGCAGTCGTACGTTGGCGCAAGCAACGTGCAGCCTGAGATCATCAACAACAGCATGGTGTACTGCGCTGCGAGAGGCGGTCACATTCGCGAACTCGGCTACTCATGGCAGTCGAACGGGTTCATCACTGGCGACCTGTCGATCCGCGCTGCACACCTGTTCGACAACTTCAACATTGTTGACATGTGCTACGCCAAGTCCCCGCAACCGCTGCTGTGGTTTGTGTCAACGACAGGCAAACTGCTTGGGCTGACTTACGTTCCCGAACAGCAGATCGGTGCATGGCATCAGCATGACACCGACGGCGTGTTTGAGTCCTGCACCGTTGTCGCCGAAGGCAACGAGGACTCCCTGTACGTCATTGTCCAACGCACTATCAACGGCAACTCGGTGCGATACGTTGAGCGGATGGCAACTCGGCAGGTCAACTTGCTCAAAGACTGCTTCTTCGTGGACGCTGGATCGACGTTTAACGGCACAAACCTGACCGCGACAACCGTCACGGTGACGGGTGGCACATCTTGGGGGCCGGATGAAGTATTGACCATTACCGCTTCATCAAACCTGTTCGTGTGGCCTGGAACCACCGATGTCAATGATGCCATTGTGCTGACTGACTCCACGGGTGCTTCCTATCGCCTCAAGATCCTCGCTACGAGTTCCCCGACTGTGGCAACAGCCAAGGTGGACAAGGTCATTCCGGTCGCTCTCAGGGCAACTCCGACCGCTGTGTGGGCATTTGCACGGGACACGGTCAGTGGTCTGTCGCACCTTGAGGGTAAGACGGTCAGCATCCTCGCCGACGGGGCAGTGATGCCGCAGGTGGTGGTGACCGGGGGGGTGGCAATACTTGAACGTGCGTCGGTGGTGGTTCACGTTGGTCTGCCGTACGAAAGCGACCTACAGACCTTGCCAGTGGCATTGAATATTGACGCATTCGCGCAGGGGCGCGTGAAGAACGTCAACCAAGCATGGATTCGGGTGTTCCAATCGTCGGGTGTATTTGTTGGGCCTGACGCAAACAAGTTGACAGAGGTCAAGCAGCGCACTACCGAGCCGTACGGTTCACCGCCAGCCCTGAAGTCCGATGAAGTCAGCGTTGCTATGACCCCGACATGGGCGCAGTCCGGTCAAATCTACATTCGGCAGAGCGACCCGCTCCCGCTGACCATTGTCGGCATTACCACAGAGATCGTTGTCGGCAGTTAACAGGAGAAAGACATGAGTTCATTTGCATACGCAGCATCGTCAAGCAGTCTGATGAACATCCTTGGTTCATCACCAACCCCAGCCGGGTACAGCGCGGGTGGATCGACGCTACCTGCCGTTGGCGGTGCTGTCGGCGGTGCAGCCGGCACAAGTTGGACGAGCGGCGAAGCACTGATGATGGGCGGTTCGATCATGTCGGTGTTCGGTGCTGTCAACAGCGCAATCGGTTCGTTCTACGCCGCTGAAAGTCAGAAGACGCAACTCAAGATGCAAGCGCAGAACCAACGGTTCCAAGCGCAAATGTCAGCGATTAACGCTCGCGGTGCTGAGATGCAAGCGCAGCAGTCGCTTCTTGCCGGCGAACGGGCAATCGGTCAGTACACGATGGGTGCAGGTCAACGCCGCGCATCCGCGACAGCGTCGATGGCAGCGCGAGGCATTCAGGGTGGTGTCGGCAGTGCGCGTGAGGTCACCGCAAGCATGGACTTGATCAAGGAGATTGACAAGTTGACCATCAGTTCTAACGCCGTACGTCAGGCCGAAGCAGCGCGAGCGCAACGGATCAACTACATCAACCAGGGTGTGATCGCAGGTACAAGCGCGAACAACCTCATGGCTACCGCTGGCACAATCAGCCCGTACTCCAGTTCGTTTAGCAGTCTGCTCGGTAGTGCCTCAAGCATTGGTTCCACTTGGGCTACACAGCGTCGTATGGATGAACTTGTTGCAGCGCAATCACAACGCAGATTCTGATAAAAACCGCAAACCCGTCGAAATCCACGGGATTAAACACCATGCCAACAGTCCCAACATCGTTTGTGCCACAAGCCGACATTTCATCACAAGCGGGTGTCGCACCGTTTGAGGCAACGCCTGGTCAGCCAGCACAGAACCTAGCAGCGGGTCAAGCGGTCGAACTTGGCAACGCACTAGTTCAAGCCGGCAATGTGGAGTACCGCATCGGCGCGATCATGCAGGACAACCTGAATGACGGCAACGCCAAACAGGCTTTGACGCAATGGCAGGCGCAGGCGCAGGATGTATTGCGCGGTCAGAACGGCTACTTCAACGCATACGGCAAGGACGCTGACACCAACTACCAGGCAACGCAAGACGCGTTGTCATCGTCTGCAAACTCGGTGATGGACGGACTTGGCAATGACACGCAGAAGGCGATGTTCATGCAAGCGGCGTCTAGCCACATGACTCAATACCGAGCGCAGATGCTCGACCACAAGAGCAAAGAAGCATTTCGATACGCTGCAAACGAGTCACAGGCATATGTAACCTCGTTAACTAGTGAAGCAATAAACAATTTCGAATTTCGCGGTCAAGTTGATCAATACGGCAATTTAACTGGCCCATTCAATTCTGCTTCAGGGGCAGCAATTAAACAAACGCGAAAGTGGGCAGCAAGTGTTGGCATCCCGGTCAATTCGCAGCAAATGCTTGAGATGGAACGCCAAGTTACTACCGCTATCACAGGCGGTGTTGTCAACCGACTGATGCTTAAAGATGAATACCAGGCTGCGCTTGATTACGTTGTTGAACAGAAAGACAAAAAGTACATTGACGAGAACGCAGCGCAAAGCCTGTTGACATCGGTGTCAGCAAACCGCGACCGACAGATGTCAAGCGAACTTGCTGAATCTATTTCTTTATACGGAACGCTCACCACTAAGGCTGGCACATCCAACAGTGAGTTGCCTGTAAAGGGTGGCGAATACGCCCTTGTCACCCGACCGGGCAAAGACGACGCAACGCTTCCGGTTGGTGCTTCAATTACTGCTGAGGTTGGCACTCCTGTTGTCAGCCCATCAGACGGCATTGTCATTGGCAAGACCGGAAAAGAAACGGTAATCCGGATGAATGACGGGTCAGAAGTGTTCTTTGAAGGCATTGACAAATCGCAATTGTTTGAGGGTCAAAGACTAAAAAAAGGCGAAGAAATTGGCTTATTTGGAATTGATACCCCGGTTTCGTACCGAGTCCTTCGTAACGGAGAGCCAATTGATTTTCGCAACGTCAATGACCTCAATCCAAACATGAACAGAGATGCTGCTCGACGGCCGCAAACAGAGCAAGAGGCTTTGGCTATTGCTGGGCTGATTGATCGGCGCGAAATCAGGGACGTTGTTAAACAGAAAATTAGTCAGCGTTGGGCGCAAGACCGCGCAATGGCAGCGCAAGAGAACCAGCGCGTTGTTGAGGCGGTCACACGAATGCAAGTGGCAGATTCAAACGCAGCCATCCCGCCGGCATTGTTTGCCGCTCTTACACCTGACCAACAGTCTGACGCACTTCGATATACGCGCAAAGCAAACGACATGGATGTCATGCTTAAAGTTGCTGAGAACCCAAGAATTCTTACTCGCGACTTTGTGTTTGAAAACAAGTCCAAGTTGACCAACGAGACATTTATCAAACTACTTGACCAAGTTGGCAGCGGAAAACTCATTGAAGCAACAGTGGATGCTGATCTAGTCAATGCAACACTTGCGGTTGGCGGCATTGAATTGACAAAAGAACAGTCATTGCAAATGCGTGTTGCCGTTGAGAAAAAGATTTACGAAATGCAGTCAGATAGCGGCAAGAAGTTAGATCGTGAGCAGAAGCAGTTGGTCATCGATAGGGCAATTGCTGACACCGTGTATAAGCCAGGTTGGTGGTGGTGGCAAAGCGATTCAAAGCCAGTGCCAATTAGTGCTTACACACCTTCCGAATTGCAAGGAATGATGCGGACGCTTACGCCTGCAAACCGAGCCGCTGTCATCGAACGGTTGCAACTAGTCAAAGGCATTAGGAATCCGACCGAAAGTCAAATTGAAACTGAGTGGGAAACAATGGGCAAGGCAGGAACTAAATAATGGACACAGATATTACCGATCCAAGTTTCAAGTACGCCCCATCACAAAATCCCATCGATCCACTGAACAGTTCTAGCGTGACTGCGCTTCCGAACACGATGGCGCAGCAGGTTGACTTTGTTTCGTCCGGAAGTGACTTTGCTGACAACATCAGAAAACAAACGCGCCAACTTATTAACAATCAAAACAACGCCATGATGCTGTCGATGTCTAAGGCCGCAGCCGGCAACGCCGAAGAGGCAGCAGCAGCGCAACGACTTGGATACGAGACTGGGGTTGGTGCTGAGATTGCCGCTCGCAACAAGCAGTTGCTTGAGCAGCGTTTGGCTACAGACCGATTGGCACAACTTGACTTGTTTAAGCGCGACCCTGTGCTTGCCCGTATGTTGGCAAACAAGGACTTTGCTGCGGTAGCGCACGATGACCTGCCAAACCTGATCGAGTCTGGTGAGCAGATCAACCCTGACTTGTCGTGGATTGAAGAGTTTTTGATTGGACGAGCAAGAGGGTACAAAGGAACTGAACTCGGACTTACTGGCATAAATATGTTGGCTGCAAAGGCAAGCGGCGTTCCAATTCCGGAATCGCTGCGAGCAAAGGCAGCGCAACAGTCACAAGAATTGGCTGAACTTCGGGCAAGTGGTGGGTTTTTAGAAAGTTTCGGTGCGCTTGAAGGCAACATTGAGTCAACGATTCCCAAGCAAGCAGAGATGGCGTTGTACGGCGCAGTAGCGGGTGGGCTAGTGCTTGGTGCGCCAACAGGTGGTATTGGCATGATTCCGGGAATGGTTGCTGGTGCTGGAATGGGAGTGATGTCTGCCGGAGTCGTGCAGTCATTTCAAATTGAAGGCGGCAACTTATTTGTTGAAATGCTTGATGATGGCATTCCTGAAGACACGGCTCTTGTTGCTGCACCAATTGGTGGGGCAATTATGGCTGCGCTTGAAATTCTTCCGCTCAAGTTTGTGACTGGCGAAGCAAAGAAGTTGATTAAGCGCGAGGTTGCAGGGCAAGTCATTGACACACTCAAGCAAACGGGAATGCTCGATGTGACCAAACGATTCTTGCAGTCGTATGGAATTGGCGTTACAACCGAAGTAGGAACAGAACTTGCCCAAGATGCTGTTAGTACTTATGTCCAAGAGATGGCGATGTTGGCAACCGATCCACTGTACGAGGAGAAGTGGAAGTCTGAAAAAGGTCGCGCCGAACTAGCAAAGCAATTTGTAGACACATTCATAGAAGTTGGACAGGGAATGGCAATCATGGGTGCTTTCCTCCCCGGCGCAAACTTCATCGGTGATGCTCGCCGCGCCCGTAAAGCAAAGGCAACGCGCCAGTTCTTTAAGGACATCGACAAGAATGCGTCAGAATCAAAGTTGAAGGGACGTAACCCGCGCTCATACCAAGAGTGGTTTGAAGAGAAGGCGCGTGGAACAGCCAATCACACCCTGTTCATTGACATTGAGAAGTTGCGCGAGGCGATGGCTAAGAACAATGTATCTGCCGAGCAACTTGAAACCATCTTGCCAGGCGTGACCAAGGCGATTGCCGATGCCAAGGGCATGAGCGGTATTGACTTTGCTTTCCCAACATCCGTATACGCAGCCCGTCTGTCTGACCTTGCGTTTGGTCAGGCATTGCAAGAACACATGCGATTTGACCCGAACGACATGTCAATTGCCGAGAACAACAAATACGTCAAAGATCGTGAGCAGATTGTCGAGGAGATGAAGCAATCGGCAATGGAGTTGATGAAGGCTGACGCTGCTATTGACCAAAGCGCACAGGCCGTAGCCGACAGCGTCACCGCTCAATTGGTTGCTACTGGCAGGTACACGGAGTCAGAATCGCGGTCAATGGCTTCTGTGGCATCTGCTGTTGCAACAGTCATGTCGGCTCGTTTCAACATGACTCCGCTTGATTGGCACAACAAGTATGGCTCAAAGGTAGTTGGCGAAGGACAGGCAGCACCAGCAGCACCGCTTGAGCAAGCCTCCCGCATTGATTTGGGACTTGGCGAACAGACTGCGTTTGACGAAACAAGTCAACGTCCTGAAATAGTTGCATGGGCTAAAGAAAAGTTTGGTGATCGCACTGCACCAGATGGATCAATTGTGTGGCAAAACTTTACAGAATGGTTTGGAGATAGCAAGACCGTAGACGCTGATGGCAAGCCAGTAATGGTTTACCACGGCACTGATAAGAAGTTCACCAAAGTAAACATGAAAAAGGGGGCGCAAGGGGTGTTTTGGGTTGCGTCTGACAAAGCAGCAATTGAGAGTGGAGAAGTTGGTGCTGCTGGTAGTGGTGTCATTATGGAATTGTTTGCATCCATAAAGAATCCTGCTGGGTGGAATGAATACGACAAAAAATCATTTGCGGAATTGATTCGAGATGGATATGACGGCGTGATTTTGCGAGACAAAGATGGCTCGTTTAATGCAATTGCATTTACTCCAACTCAAATAAAATCAGCGGGTGAAAACGTAGGTACGTTTAGTAAGACTGCTCTAAGCATTCTTGAACAGGCCGCTACTGTCTCTGCGACCACCTACTCCGCGCTAGACAGGGCTGTAGGCGATGTCACCGCCAAGTCGCTTGTTGCTAGCGGTTGGAAAGAACAGATCAAGGGCTGGGTCAACAAGGGCATTGTGAAGCAAAGCGAAGTTGAATGGAGCGGCCTTGTTGAATACCTTGACATGCAGGAAGGGAAGATCACCAAAGAAACGGTGAGCGAATTCCTGAAGAACAACGGGGTAAAGGTTGAGACTGTCACGCTTGGTGATCGTTTACCCGTGTTGAAGACGGCTGTCTTGAAAGGCATTGATGATGCTCAAGCAGCACTTACTGAACTTTACAACACCGATAGAGAATTGAAAGATGAGTTTGAAACCTACCGTAAATTGGTAGAAGCAGACGCGCCTCGTGACCAACTTGCCGAAGCGCGCATTCCTATCAATGATCGACTAGACAACGAGTTTGGAACTAGCCTCGATGATTACATTGAGAACGCGTACCAAAGTGGTGAAGCCAAGTATTCGATATATGTGCTTCCAGGTGGCAAGAACTATCGCGAAGTTCTAGTGAAGTTGCCTGTTGGGTTTGCGCCTCCCGCTCCTGCAATGTCAAGTGAAGGCCTTGCTGCTCGTCAAGTTGTGTTTGACAAGTACGCGCCTGAACTTGCAGAAATTGAAAAGAAACTTGAGGAATACAGAATTGCTGACTGGCCTGGTGAACAAGTTGCAGACATTCGTTCAACAATAAATTTGTTGAGAGACAAAAGATATTTGTTAGAAAGTCGCAGAGACAGCGAAGCAAACGCTTTGTATCGCATTCCAATTGCGCCTGAAATAAAGTCGTTTCAGTCTTCGCACTGGGACGAAAGCAACGTACTTGTGCATCTTCGCATGAATGATCGCATCGATGCTGATGGCAAGCGCGTGTTGTTTGTCGAAGAGGTGCAAAGTGATTACGGACAAGAGGGAAAGAAGAAGGGGTTCCGTCCAACAATGACGGTGACAGAAATTCAATCAGCAGCAGACGCTGATCGAAAGCGTTTTTATTCTGGCAAGGGAGACATGTCTCTTGCTGATTGGACAAATTTAAGTGAACGAGTAGCGCAATGGGACAAGCAAGAAAATGCTGCGCTCCGCGCATTGCCCCGCGCTCCGTTTGTTGAAACCACAGACGGCTGGCTAAACCTTGGATTGAAGCATGTCATGCTTGAGGCAATCAACGGTGGCTATGACCGCGTTGCGTTTGTTGATGGAGATCAAAGCGTAACGAGATACAAAGATGCTTTGACTGAAGCGGTTGATGAAGTTGAGATTGACCGTAACGATGACGGCACTTACAACTACAAAGCCATTAAAGACGGCAAAGAGTTAAAGGCAGAGGAATCTGTAACTGCCGAAAGAATTGAAGAGTTGTTTGGCAAATCAGGCGGGGCTGACCTTATACAACAGGCCGACGCTTTCCCGGATCAAATTAACACCATCAAATCTGAAGACATTAAAATTGGTGGCGAGGGAATGCGGAAGTTCTATGACGATGTGTTGCCATCGGCAATGAACAAGTTGCTCAAAAAGTATGGCGGGGGAAAACTTGGAACAACAAAAATACAAGCCAAGGAAATGCCGCCTGGATTGCAGCAAGAATTAAATGAAATGTCGTTGGAGGAAAAACAAGATCAAATTTCATTTGAAGTGTTTGGTGCTGATTCTTATGACAAGTTGAATGATCAAAGTCGTGATGATGTTGACGAAAGAATTCGCAATCTTGCCAATAAAGGTGGGACACAGCCGTCATTTGATGTCACCGCTGCTTTCATTGAAAAAGTTGGTCAAGGCCTACCGTTGTTTCAAGCCATGCCATCCGGCCCGCCGCGTGCGTCGATTGATCTCAGCACGTTTATTACTACGCTGAACACGGCTGCTGATTTATCGTCATACCTGCATGAGATGGCACATTTCTATATGGTGACATATATAAATATTGCCAACGAGCCTGGTGCGCCTCCTCAAATCACGGCTGACTTGCAAATCATATTTGACTGGCTTGGCATTAAAGACCTTGCGGCGTGGAATGCCATGACGTTTGAGGAACAACGCAAGTATTGGGAGTCGTTTGCTTACAACCACGAAATCTATTTGTTTGAAGGCAAGTCACCGAGCGTTGAGATGCAGGGTGTGTTCGACCGATTCTCTGCGTGGCTACGAGCAATTTACAAGAATATTCGCGATGAACTTAACGCCATCTACCGTGAGAAGTTTGGCGAAGACCTGCCGATGCTGACACCCGAGATTCGTGGGGTGATGGATCGCATGTTGGCAACTGAGAAGCAAATCAAATACGCGGAGTCTGTCAACAACATGACACCGCTGTTCTTGACTCAAGAGCAGTCCGGATACGACGATGCACGGTGGGCTGCGTACCAGGCGATGGTGCAGGAAGCGCACGACCAGTCCGTGACTGACTTGACCAAGGCAAGTCTCCGTCAGATGGAGTGGCTGTCAAACGCCCGTACTCGACTGCTCAAGGAAATGCAGGCCAAGCACGACGACATCCGCGACAAGATGCGTAACGACATTGCTGAGGAGGTTGCAGCCGAGCCTGTGTACATGGCGATGTCAGTCCTGAAGACTGGCAAGGGTCGAGTGGCAAACGGCGAAATGGTGGTGTTCAGCGACAAGTACAAGTTGAACCTAGCGATTGTCAAGTCGATGATCCCTGCCGAGAACCTGTCTAAGTTGGGATATGGCAAGTTTGGAATGCTGTCAGAAGATGGCTTGCACCCCGACATGGTTGCCGAGATGTTTGGTTTCAAGAGCGGTGACGAGTTGGTTCTTGCGCTTCTCGCCGCCAAGCCTGTCAAGGAAGAGGTTGACAGTAGGCTCGACGCTCGCATGCTTGCCGAGTACGGGGACATGAACACCCCTGCTGAGATGGAGGTGCAGGTACAGAAGGCACTGCACAATGAGGCTCGCGAGCGTTTCATTGGTGTTGAGGCTCGATTTGTTGCCAGTGCTACTCAGCCTGTCCGTGCGATCACCGATGCTGCGCGGTTGGCTGCTAACACGATTGTCAACGCACAGAAGATTGAGAACATCAGACCGAGCAATTACGCCGCCGCAGAGGCTCGTGCAGCCCGAGATGCTGCCGATGCCTACAAGCAGCGTCAGACTCCTGAACAGGCTCGTAAGACCTCCTACACCCGTTCCTACAACGAGCAGATCGCTGCTGGGGTTGACGAGGCAACTGCCGTTGCCGAAGCCACCAAGAAGGGCGACCAGGCTGCTACCACTGCCAAGGATCGTCAGGACGCGTTCGCTGCAAAGTACGGAAACCGCGAGCCGGCACAGGTGGTCATTCGCGCCAAACAGGCGCAAGTAGTTCAGAACCAGTTGGTCAAGGTTTCTACCGCTGCGCTTGAGGAAGTTGACAAAGCACTCAAGGACTTTAGGCGGTTCTTTAAGGCTGACGAGAAAATCGCCAAGAATCGCAACATGGATTTGGTTGACGCTGCGCGTTCGATCCTTGCGTTCTACGGGCTAGGCAAGCACGACAAGTTGCCGTCGGCGTACACGGACAAGTTGCAGGCGTACAACCCTGAGATGTACGAGGCTGTTAAGCCAATCATTGAAATGTCACAACGGGTTGGTGCTGGTGGCAACCACGAAACGCTCACGGTGTCTGAGTTCCGCATGATGCGCGAGGTGGTTGACGCATTGTGGATGCAGTCTCGCCGTGATAAGCAAGCGGAGATTGCCGGCAAGATGGTGTCAGTCGCACAGATTCAGGCTGAATTTATTGCAAGAACTGAAGAAATCGGAATACCTACAGAGGCACTTGGATCAAAGCAAGCGTTGACTGCAAATCAAATACGAATTCAAGATTTGATGTCTGCCGGCGCATTGCTTCAGCGTGTCGAGAATTGGGCGCGAAGATTTGACGGCCCACAAGAACCTGGTACTGTCGGCCCAGCAACGAAGTACATTTGGCGACCAGTCAAAAACGCAGTCACCGCGTACAAAATTGCCAAGAATAAGTATGTCAAGGAGTATGTTGAGTTGCTTGACAAGGTTGATTTGCCTGTTGGCAAGATCAGGTCTGATGAACTTGACTACACCTTTGGTGTTGGCAACGGTGGCAACGGCAAGGCTGAGTTGCTTGGTGCGATGTTGCACATGGGCAACGAAAGCAATTTGCGTAAGTTGTTGGTTGGTCGCAATTGGGCAACCATTGCAGCCGATGACAGCATTGACACCGCAAGGTGGGATGCGTTTGTTGAGCGCATGATCAACGAGGGCAAATTGACCAAGGAAGACTTTGAGTTCCTGCAAGCAACATGGGATCTGCTTGAGGAAATTAAGCCAATTGCACAGAAGGCGCACCGCGACCTGTACGGCTACTACTTCAACGAGATTGAAGCACAGTCGTTTACTAATCGCTTTGGCACATATCGAGGTGGATATGTACCCGCAAAGACAGATGCAATGATTGTGCGCGATGCACAACGCCAAGCAAAGATGGAAGAACTTGAAGCGGACTTCCGCGCTGCAATGCCTAGCACTGGTATGGGGTTCACGATGGGTCGTGTTGAATACAACGAGCCACTATCAATGGACGTTCGTCTGATTGCAGGCCACATTGACAGCGTGTTGCGATTCGCGCACATTCAGCCAGCAGTCAAAGATGTTTTGAAAATTATTGGCAGGGGTAAATTTGCCGACAACTTGACAGCAATTCAGCCGTTTGCCATTGACGATGTTCTGTTGCCTTGGCTCAATCGAACTGCTCGACAAACAACAAGCGTGCCTGGTTTCAATAAACGCAATGACAGATTTTGGAACGCGTTGCGTAAGCGAACTGGCATGGCAATAATGATGGGTGGTGTGCGAAATGCGTTGCAGCAATTTACGGGATGGTTCCCAGCCGCATTACTAGTAAGCAAGGGCGAACTAAAGAACGCGCTGTCAACTTACCTTCGTCATCCGATGAAGACTGCTGCAAATGTTGCGTCATTGTCGCCGTTTATGAACGATTACCTACACAGTCAAATCTTTGAAATGCAGGATCGCATGAACCAACTCCTATTGAACCCAAGCAAATATGCACGGTTCAAGGATTGGGTAAGTCATCACGCTTACTTCTTGCAAACTGCATTTCAAAACATTGTCAACGTCGTTACTTGGACGGCAAAGTACAACCAAGTACTGTCAGAAATTGATGCCAGTATTTCTGACAGCGAGGCACAGGCCGAGGCTATTCAACAGGCTGACGCAGCCGTTCGATTGACACAGGGCGGTATGTCACCTGAAGACGTTGCAAGATTTCAGGTAAGTACGCCATTCATAAATAGCATGACCCAGTTCATGGGCTTCTTTAATATGACAGCCAATTTGAACGCCGATGAATTTGTGATGGTGTTTAGGGATCTAGGTTGGCGCGGAAACAAGGGTAAGTTGATGATGATCTACATCCTTGGACTTGCAGCACCCGCCTTGGTGTCAGATGCTATTTCGCGTTCGCTCGGTCAGGGTTGGGATGACGATGATGACGGCTACCTTGACGATATTGCCGACTGGTTCTTTGGTAGTCAGGCTCGGTTTGTCACCGCAATGGTTCCGTTTGGGTCTGCCGCTTACACGGCAGTAACTTCCGCGCTCAACGACAAGCCATACGACGATCGCATTACGAGCAGCCCATCCATTACTTCCCTTGAAGCGTCAACCGTTGGGGTTGTCAAAGCAGCCATCAATATTGCAGACGACGATAAGGAATTGACAGGCAGGAATGTCCGCGATGTGTTGACACTTGTTACCAATGTCACAGGCATCCCGGTGTCCGTCCTTGGTCGCCCGATCAGTTACCAGGTTGATGTTGAGCGCGGGAAGGTTGAGCCGACCGACCCAATCGACTACATGCGCGGACTGATCACCGGAGTGCCGAGCGCAGAGAGTAAGAAGAAGTGATAGTACCCGTATGGAACATGCAAATGAATATTCTTTCAGCAACCTTTAGGAGTCAAGTCCCATGACGATTAGTTCACCAGTCCGAATCGCTGGGCCATATATTGGCAACGGAACGGCGACCGTCTTTACTTTCGCTTTCAAGGTATTTGCCGCCTCAAACTTGCAAGTTGTTCGCGCTGACTCGTCAACGGGACTTGAGTCCACGCTCATACTGAACACCGACTACACGGTGTCATTGAACACCGACCAAGACAGCAACCCTGGTGGCAACGTAACGCTGTCCGCGTTCTTGGCGACCGGGTTCACGATGGTCATCACCTCGGACATTGCAAACCTGCAACCGACCGACCTGACTAACCAAGGTGGCTTCTACCCCGAAGTCATCACGGACGCGCTCGACCGGGCAACGATTCAGATCCAGCAGATGGCTGACGAGTTGACACGGTCTATCAAGATCCCGATCTCTGACGGCTTAAGCCTTGACATGGAGTTGCCAAATGTAACAAATAGGGCAAGCAAATACTTGGTGTTTGATGGAAGTGGGTTGCCGTCTGTTTCCTCCGGAACCGGAACGGACACTTCGTTGCGAACAGATTTAGGCAATACATCAGTCGCACTGGCCGGTGCAGGCCTTGTTGGATTTCGCGCTAGTAATGCAAACTCAACTGCGAGAACCGCGTTAGCGAAGTTGCGCGACACGGTCAGCGTCAAGGACTTTGGGGCTGTAGGTGATGGGGTGGCTGATGATACGGCTTCGATACAGGCAGCGATTACAGCATCCGATTCAGTTTACATTCCTAGCGGAACCTACAAGATTACATCAAGTTTGTTAGTGCGATCAAATCTAAAGATTCATGGTGCTGGCAAAAACTCATCAATCTTAAAATCAGGAACTAGCGGCATCACCGTAATCAGCAAGTCTGGTTCTTCTTCAATTCAATATGTTGTGTTAAAAGATTTTGGAATTCTTGCGAGTGCTCTAACTGGTGACGCTGGCACTGGATTACTTATGGATTCTTGGTCTTATTGCACGATTCAAGATGTAGTAATTAACGCATTTAGAAACACGACATCTCGACTTGGTATTGGTATCAGCATGATCAATACCCATGCGTTATGTGTGTGGAATAACTTTATTGCTGTGACAATTCAGAATTCTGATACAGCATTAAAGATGGATTCTACAAATGCAACACACTCAACTGGATACAACACATTTACCAATCTTGTAATCAATCACGAATGGCATATGATTGATATGTTGTCAACGCTTGCAAATGGATCAATTTACAATTCGTTTACAAACTTAATGCTTCAAAATAGTGGCAATGTTGGTAATGGAATTATTTGTCAAGGTAGTGGAAATCTATTTTCTGGAATTGTGTTTGACGGAAACACAACAAATTATACTTATCAATTAAAGTTTGATATTACTGGGGCGGGTTCCGCTTCTAGTAATTATGTTCATTGGATTACTGGATTTAATGTTGCAAAATATGTAGATAACACAGTTTCTGGTGGTGTAAATGAAATCATTAATGATCAAACTAATACAACTACATTTACTAGCGCATTAACAAAAAACCAAATTGGCGGGACATCAACCGCTGGTCAAGTAAACATTCAAGGAACTGACAACTCTACATTGATTCTTTCTGATAGTGGTAGCACTACTCGTTGGGCCATTAAAGATACTGGAACAACCGCAGTGTCTGGTCTTGCAAATGATTATATGTTCTGTATTGCAAACACAGATTCATACGCTGCGTCAATTCTTACTGCAACGACCACTAAGAAAATTGGAATTAATCAGAACGCTCCAACTGCACAATCATTGCTTCATTTGGGAAGTTCTACTGGGGTTTCAAATGCTATAACATTTCAGCCAGGAGCGGTTGGAACTGTTGCTGGTGGAGCAGCACTTATTTCATGCGAACTAAATGCTTTTGGTGGATACGATTTATTGACACTTAAGGGAACTGGAGTAAAGATAACTGACGAGTCTGCAACCGTACGTTTAATCATTGATACAAACGGACATGGACTTGCTGGCGTTGACAATTCATATACATGGGGCGGCGTATCAAACAGGTGGTCTACCATTTATGCCGCAACTGGCACAATCAACACATCAGATGCAAGAGAAAAGAATTCAATAGCCAATTCAAATCTTGGGTTGGACTTTGTGAACGCACTTCGCCCAGTCAGTTACAAGTTTAATGTTGGACATAACGAGACTGTGACAGAAGAAGATGGAATGGAATCATTCATGGTCACAGAGGAAACCATTCTAAATGATGGAACGGTTATTCCAGCCGTTATGGGTGAAAGGGTCAAATATAAAAACACGGTTGTCCCTGTAACTGGTAGTCGAACACATTACGGTCTAGTTGCTCAAGAAGTAAAGGCCGCATTGCCAAGTGGTGTTGATTTTGGTGGATGGATTCTCACCGACATAAATAACCCAGACAGTAGTCAGGGACTTCGTTACGACCAGTTTATTTCACCACTCATTAAGGCAGTCCAAGAATTGACAGCACGGATTGCTGTACTTGAAGCAGCGCAATGACCAAGAATCTACGCGGTGTATTTAGTCGAAATCAAACTTTCAACAATGTTAAAGTGGAACAGTTACAACAATTGCACTTGCATAAAGAACCACATACATGACCTCCACCCACAACGAAGAACTGTTTCTCGCCATAGGTCGCCTAGAAGGCAAGGTGGATTCGTTGCTCTCAATGCACACTCAACACTCGGCTGCTCTGAAGGAACACGACGAGCGCATCCGATCTCTTGAATATTCACGCGGCTACATGCTCGGTTGGTCAGCGGCCATTGGAGCCGGCATGAGCCTCGCTGCTAGTTTCTTAATTCGCGCATTCACCTAAAGGAACACTATGGCTACTGACATCACTATCGCTACCGAACAGCCCTCGTACCGCATTAGTTCAGCAGCGGCTGGCACTGCCTATCTCGCTGCCGTCCCCACGCTCACGATCCCTGCAACGACAGGCACGACCTTCCTCATCCCGTCAAGTGCCGGCGACAAGCCGAGCCTGTTGCGGCTGACCCCGTACCACACGTTGAACAACGCGACGGGTCTTGGCATCCGCGTCATTGGTTGGTCTGTGTACACCCAAGCAGTAAACGGCGCGGACTTGTACGTTCCCAACCTGCTCGCCGAACTGACTCCTGCTTACAACGGCACGTCAGGCAGCATCCCGACTGCTACGTTTGAGAGTACTGCTCAGTACTTCTTCCACGGCCTGACCGCTGCTTCGGGCGTACCAACCGTGAACCTGTACAGCCCAGGCACTGCTGCCATCCTTGGCACTCCTGCTGCTCACGCGGTCATCGACACGATTGGTCACCGCTACATCACCATTCAATGCAAGTCAAGCAGCGGCACGTTGAACGCCTTCCATTCATTCCTCTGATCGACAGGCACACTTATGCGAAGTCTCCTCGGCCGCTTCCACCGTCCCATGTCTCGCGGTGCTATGGGTGACATGCTGACGATGAATAGTCTTGGCGGCGGCCCTGCAATTGCTGACGTACTGGTAGTTGCTGGCGGCGGCGGTGGTGGTGGAACTTCGTACAACCAATACGGCGGCGGCGGCGGTGGTGCCGGTGGTTTGGTCTATGCGACCGCAGTGACTTTGACAGCAGCGACTAGTTACACGGTGACGATTGGTGCAGGAGGTGCGGGCGCAACCGCATCCGGCGTGTCAAGTGTTGGAAGTAATTCGACCATCAAACAAGCGTCTACTTCTATTGTTACCGATGCAGTTGGCGGTGGTGGTGGTGGACGTGGAAACGGGCCAAACGTCGATGGCACAAACGGCGGTAGCGGCGGTGGTGGTGGTGGAGCAATCGGACAGACGGGAGGTGTGGCTACATCCGGTCAAGGATCTAACGGCGGCGATGCTGGTAGTGACGCATACCCATACCGCGGCGCGGGTGGCGGTGGCAAAGCCGCAGCCGGTGCGCTCGGCAATGCTGGAACAGGAAACGGCGGCGCAGGTGATACCTACTTCAGCACTTTGTACGCGGGTGGCGGTGGCGGCGGTAGTGGTGGCGCTGCTGCTGGAAGTGGTGGCACGGGTGGCGGCGGCGCGGGTGGTGGCTATAACGCAACGGGATTGGGAACTAACGGAACAGCAAACACGGGCGGCGGCGGTGGTGGTGCTGGTACGCCAAACGTTGCAGGTAATAGTACTGGCGGCACAGGCGGTAGCGGCATTGTTATTGTGCGCTACAGTGGCACGCCAGTTGGATCAGTTACAGGAACAACAAATACCACTACACAAGCAGGTGGCTACACCTTCCACACCTTCTTAGAAAATGGAAACTTGGTGATGACATGAGCAAATACGCAGCAGAAATTATTGATAACACGGTAGTGCGCGTACTTGTTACGCCAACTGTTGTTTGGTGTCAGGAAAATCTTGGTGGTGAATGGATTGAATGCAAATTAGATGGAAGTATTCGCGGTTGCTATCCAGGCCCAGGCTACACCTATGACCAAGTAAACGATTTATTTGTACCGCCACCACCTGAACCGGATGGCCCACCGCGTCCGTGATTTACCTTGCCGTCATTATTGTGTTGTTGCTTGCCGGCTGCTCACCCGTGAGCCGCATTGCCAACAACACCAACGAGATCCGTACCCAGGCTCAGTTGCTTGCCGACCACGGCATGGCGATTAACGACCCGGTAGTGGTGACAGGCGCGACCCGTATTGACACCCTTGCCGCAGGGATCCACGTTGCCCTAGGAGGAGTTGAGGACAAGGAGAGTGCTTGGCTCAATACCGTGTGGATGATCGCGGCAGCAGCCATCGTAGTGGGCGTGTGCTACCTGCTGTGGTCGAGCGGCCTTGGGACATTTGTTCGCATTGCAATCGGCTGGTTGCCGCGCCGGCAGCGTCAGGACGCAGACCTTGCCGCAGGTATGCTTGACCCATCAAAGCCTGAGGATGCTCGCGAATATATCGCAGCCCGACGCGCCTCAGATCCATACTTCGACGCGGCCTTCAAACAGGCACGGGCTGGCAAAAAGGAGACAGCGTAATGCTTGCAGATTTCTCATCATTGCTTGGTAGCGTTTGGGCGTGTGCTTTGTGCGGTTGCCTTGGCTTTGGAGCCGGATGGTTCATCAAAGGAAAGTACGGTCACAAACTGTAATGGCAAAGATCCCCTTCAGCGTACGGGCAGCGGCAAGAAATATTCACCTTGTTGACCTTGATTGTACGTCGAAGCAGAATGAATGGTGGTTCCTACTGTCCGGGGATCGCCATCACGACAACCCGCATGCCGACCATGCTCTTGAACTCAAACACCTAGAGATGGTAAGGAGCCGCAATGCGGGAATCATTGATGTCGGTGATATGCATTGTGCGATGGAAGGTAAGTTCGATCCTCGCCGCAACAAAGCGGGTATTCGTGAAGAGCATGCAATGGCTCCAGACTACCTCGATTCCTTAGTGCGTTATGCAGCAGACTTCTACGCACCGTTCTCCAAGAACTTTGTGATGATTGGTCGCGGGAACCATGAGTCTGCAATCCTGAAGAACTGCGAGACAGATATCACCGAGCGCACATGCGAGCGGATGTCGCAGATATCAAAGGTCAAAGTCCACCCAGGTGGGTACGGAGGATGGGTTCGTTTCCTAGCCGAGATCGGTACGGAGCGATACACCCTTAGCCTCAAGTATTTCCACGGTGCTGGCGGTGCTGCGCTGATGTCCTTTGACACGCTCAAGATTCGACGCGCTGCGGCTGTCACCCCTGACGCTGACGTTGTGGTGCAGGGTCACGTTCACAAGCAGTGGTTCTTGCCGCTGTCACGCGAGCGGTTGGTGTGCGACAAGGGTGGATGCAGAGTGGTGTCTGACCTGCAATACCACGTTCGCACGGGGACGTACAAGGACGAGTTTGATGACGGTCACGTTGGCTGGCACGTTGAGCAGGGGCGCGGCCCGGAAGTCATCGGCGCGGTGTGGATGCGGTTGACGCTTGCCAAGCACACCATCAAGGCGCACGGCGACCAACCGAGTAGAACCGCTTACCAGTTAACCCCTGACTTCACCCTTGCACACTGAGGTATCGCCATGCGTGTACGACTTGGTGGCAAGTACTGGACGCTGCGATTCGTTCACAACATGCGCGACTACGGCGACATGGTTGACCCAGGAGTTGTGCGCGGTCGCATCATCCGTATTGCAACCTGGCCGTGTGAGAAGGACAGACTTGATACTGTCATTCACGAAGCATTACACGCGGTGCGTCCGGAGTTAGACGAAGACGCTGTAGCCAAGACCGCTACCGATATCGCGCACCTGCTGTGGAAACTCGGCTACAGGCGCACGGAATAAAAAACCCCTACGCCGCAGTGTGTGGTGCTACGACGCAGGGGGAGAGGATCGGACGGATTCAGTCTAGCGGATTCGCAGACTTGTTCCGCGTGGAAGCAGACGGCAACCCGCAATTTCAGCACCTGAGTCAAGTGCTGCGCGGATGGCATCCTTATTAGGCTCACGCACAATTCGTACGAAGATCGGGTCAAGTGCAGACGGATCGTCTACCTCAAGCGATTGCTTCCCACCATTGCCGGCGATTGACAGTTTGAAACGCGGGGTTTCAATCTTGAGTTTGCCAGTCTGCTCCATTGCCGCCTTCAAACCTTCCTTGAGGCGTGTAGGC